CTCCTGGGCAGCAGCTGCGGCATCGCGTGCGGCAGATGCCGCGTTGAGCGTCGCGATACGGGTTTGCTCAATATCAAAGCCCGCCTGTGCTGAGGCTGCTGCTGCTTGTCGCTGCGCAATCTCAAAGCCGGCCAGCGCGGCGGCGGCCTGATCGGCGGTGATCGCGTGCTCGACGAATGAGTCTGTCAGGCCCGAGACAAGCGCCGCGCCCTCGGCCCCCGACGACCCCACCCGTACCATCGCCTGACTGAGCGCGTCTACGGCCGTGGCGCTCGTACCCAGCTCGTTCTTGAGAATATCCTGTGACTGGCCAATATTGATCAGCGTGGCATTCAGTTCGATCGCCTTCTGATGCGCCTGATCGGAGGCTACGCCCGTCTCCACGAGCGCGCGGGCGTAATTGAACTGCGCCTCGGAGAGCGGCTGTACTTTGATGCCGAGCTCAGAGAGCGCATTGCCGACGAGTTGAATACGCTGCTGGTATGCGTCGAACGTCTCCGCGCCGCTGAAGGCCCGTCTCACCGCCGCGCCAGCCTGCTCGCTCGCCGTCACGGCGCTGGTCGTTGCCTGTGCCGCCCCTGCTGCGAGCGGACCAAGTCCGTTGGCGACGAGCACCGCAATATTGTTCTTGAGGTTTTCGGTCGCCGCGCTCATCCGTGCGATCGAGGTTGCGTTGCTCTCTGCCGCACCGCCGGTCTTGGCGATAATGTCATTGCCGGCCGCGACCACGGCGTTGAGCGTGGCCTGCTGCTGCTCGGCTTTGGTGAGCTCGTCGGCTGACTTCCCGATCGACTTGGCATAGGTTTCGAACGCACCGGCCGCGTCCAGCGTGATACCCGCGTTGTCAATAATCAGCGGGCTGCCGCGCGCGATACCACGCACTAAGCTATCAAAGACAAAGCCGACTTCTTGCCCGGTCGCTTTCGCGCTCGCGCGGGCGATTTCGATGAGGCGCGGCAGTTCCTTGGCGATCCGGCCCTGGCTGAGCAGCAGCCCGGTATTGGCCGATTGAATGAGCTGCGCGTCGGCGATCGTGCCTTGTGCGGCTTTGTTCAGACTGGCAAGCAGGACATCACCGGTCGTGTTTGCCGACTGTGCGAGCGCGTCGAACGACCCTCGGGTGGCTTGAATACGCGCGCCTAGCGCCCCGAGGTCGCCAATGCCTTTGAGCGCGGCGATCGCCGTGCCTGCGATGGCCGCCGGGCCGACGATGCCAAGCATCGATGACTTGACCGATTCGCCAAACCGTTCAGCATAGCCCGCGCTCTGTTGTAGTCGCGCCGCCTGGGTTTCCACACCAAGGATCGCCCGCTCAGACGCACCCCCGGCGCGCTGCAATGTGCCGGCCAGCACCTGACTGCCCAGCGCCGGGCGGCCCTGGGCCTGGGCCAGTCGCGCGTACTGCTGCCCGAGGCGCACGGCACTGTCGGCGCTCTTGCCCATCTCGGCATCGACGCGCTGGAGCAGTGTCTGCAGGCCCACGTCCTTGCCGCCCACAGTGACAAACAGTTCATCGCCGCCACTCGTCATTCCAGCCCTGCCTTCACGCGCGCCAAATAGCGATCCGTCTCCGCATAGCGAGAGAGCCGTTCAGCTTCCGCTTGCGCGTCGCGTGCGGCTGCCAGGCGCTGATACACGCCGCGCACCGCCCGATCCCAGAGATCGTTGCCTTCAGGTGCGCCCTCATCCGCAGCAAAGAGGTCATGCGCGCGCGCGGTGGCAGCATCGGCGATCCACGCGCCGATCTCATACTCAAGCGCGCCGGGCCGATCGAGCATCTTGACCAGCACGGCGCGCGGTAGTCCATATTTGATTGTCAGCCTGCTAAGCCACCCGTCGCACGCGCTGACGAGGGTTTGCATCCGCCAACTGTGTCTGCTTGTCAGCAGGCGGCGACTCGTCAGCAGGCGGCGGCTCGGCGCCAGTCTGTTGCTGGACCACACGATCGATGTACTCCTGGTCAAGCGCGGAAAGCGTCCAGATAAATAGCGCGCCTTGCTCGACCGCATTCGGGTTCTTGTTGGCGAGCGCGTTCGCCTGCTCGGCGGTGAAGGCGGGCAGCATGCAGCCCAGCTGCCAGGTCAGGCAATATTGTTCGTTCAACGTCGCGCACTTTTGTACTTGCTCGCGCTCAGAGAGCGACAGCGCCCGCACGCGCACGGCCGCCGGCTGTCCACCGATCCGCCACTGTGGAATATGGACCGTGGCCTGCTGCAAGTCCTCGCACGCCAGGATTGCCGTGACGCTGGCGTAGTCCTCGCCCACAGCCAGCTTCGACGGCATGAGCATGTCGGGATACGTAATCCGATCGGTCATGCCACCGTCCATCCGCCGTTGTCGAAGCCGCTGGCCTCGAACGTGGCCGTGCCTTTGGCGTCGTGGCCGAGCTTGACGTTTTCGACCGACGCCAGTGTGACGAGGATTGAGTACCCGAAGAACGATACGAGCGAAAGCTTAATGTCGGTGCCGGCCGTCAGCGCGGTATTGATCGCGGTCTGGCTGGCGTCCTTGCCCGACGGCACCACGCCCTTGATTGACCACTTGAGTGATTTGGAGGTACGGGCGCGGTAGAGGTTGCCATTGTCGTTCAGAAACGGGCCACTGGTTTCGTAATCCTGGTTTTGGTCGGCATCCCAGGACGAGATGAACACGAGCGCGGTATCGGCGGTGCCCTGCGTGACTTTGCCGGATGGTCCGGACATGACTACTGGCATGATGGTACTCCTGTTGCTACGAGGGACGGTTCAAGCGCCTCAGGCGCGTCGGGGATGGTGATTAGGCTCGCGCGTACTGAGGGGATCTGCTGCTCCATCGCGGCGATGAGCCGCCCTCCCGATCCGTACGCTGCGCGCAGATGCGCGTTCTCGTGGACTTCCATAATGAGGCGGTCGATCCCTTTCAGATCGAGGCTGTGCAGAATCTCGTACTCGGCGCCCTCGCAGTCGAGCTTGAGCAGCGCGATCGGTTTCTCGCCAGCCAAACGGATGATCTCGGCGATCGGCCAGCTGCCCGCCGTCTCGGCGTCCGGCCCGTGCGCCGAGAACGCACTGTAGCCGCCGGTGTTGGTGGTGTGGTCGCCGCTGAGCAGCAGCGGACGCCCATCGGCAGTCACCGCCACGTTCAGCGCCGTGATGTTAGAAACGCCGTTCGCCTCCACATTGCGAAGGAGCCGCGCGTAGTTCGCCGCAATCGGCTCGCATGCAAGGATCTGCACCTTGGGCCACTTCTTTGCCAGGTAGCAGCTGACGACACCAACGTGGGCGCCGATGTCGACAACCACATCGCCCGGCTCGAACGTGAGCGAGGGCAGGCGGTAGACGGTCTCGATGTCGTGCGCAATCGACCGTCGCACGCCGCCGTTCGGATCGTCCTCGATATCCAGCCACACGCCGTCGATCTCGAGCGGAAAGCCGCTTTCGCAGATACCGTCGTTCAGCCGTTCGGCGGGGCAGTCATCCACGAGGCACGCGCGGACCACCCCATCGTCGGTCTGCTGCCCCCAGCCTGCCCAGCGATGCACGTGCCAGGGAACCTGCTCCGCTTCGATACGCTTGGCGATGTCGGCAAGCACCGGGCGCCACTGCGTATCAATCAGCATATCCTGGTCGTGGTTGGCGACGACAGCGTGCCTGCCCTTGCCACAGAGTACGAGCCGCGTTTGCTCACTTTGCAGCCGACTGTAGGCGTGCTCCAGCTTGTCGGCTATCGCGTCAATGTGCGGCAGCCGCCAGAAGCAATGGAGTGGTGAGACCGGCCACGGTTCGCTGTCCTCGTACGCCACCAGCCAGCCAGCGTAGCAGTTCTCCCGCATCGCCGTCCATGCGCCCGTGATGACGGGGATACCGCACGACTGCGCTTCAATCAAAGGGATACCAAAGCCTTCTGACATGCTCACTTGCAACAGCACATCCATCGCCTGATAGCGCATGACCATCTGCTCATTGCTGTAGCCCATATTCAGATCGTAGTTATTCGCTGGTATGAGCCGATCCATCAATCCCGCGCGCTCCAGCTGCCACAGGATCGGCGTCACCTCGGGGTCTGCGGCCATATCCATAAAGGCGTGGAGGTACAGCATCGCGTCGGTGTGGGAGGAGGCGAACTGCGCGAACGCCTCGATCTGCTGGGGGTAGGCTTTACGGTTGGGGTAGCCCGAGTTGCGCGCGACCATCCCGACGATAAAGGCGTGCTCAGGCCAGCCGAGCTTGCCCCGCGCGTCCGTCCGATCGCCAGGAAGAAACACGTTCGTATCAATCCCCTGGATCACCGTGGGCATGGGCAGCCCGGCCAATTCCGCCTGCGCTGCGCCAAAGTGTGAGAGGGCGATCGGCTGATAGCAGTAGTCGCGCACCCTCTCGATAATCGTGGGCGCAATCGGCTCACTGTCTAAGGGCTGCCAGCTTGCCCAGCGCGTGCCGCCGGCGGTGATCTGATCGGGAAACTGCGTCCAGACATCCTGGTGGGTCAGCAGCAGATCGGCGCGGTGTTGTCTGGCGTTCGCCGCGTGAATATCGTTGCCGAACGGCAGCGCACCAGGCGGGTAGATATCGATCCCTTGCCAGACAATCTTGCGCCCGTAGTGGCCGAATGTCGAAGAGATCGCCACGTCGATGCCCAGCCGGTCGCGTAGGCGCGGCACGACCAGGGCAGTGGTCACGCCATACCCCCCCACGGTGAGCGGCGAGTTGCTGCCCCAGATGAGCCGCATCGGACGACCATCGATGGTAATCGGATCGATCATTCACGCTCCAAAGATACAAGCCAGATATGCCCCGCCTGCCACACGCCATCCCTCGGTCCAAGGACGATCGGCCGTACATGCTCGGCTGTCATGTCGTAACCAGTGGGCGCATTCAGTGTCGCCATCCCCGGCGCGACGGCGCCAAGCAGCGCCTCAGCCGCCTGCAAGGTGTGAGCGAGTGCCTTGACCGTGATCAACCCCGACCAGCCCAGCGATGAGAGTCGTGGCTCGCTCCTGCCGCCGGCGTCCTGGCTTTGCACGACGACGAAGGGTCGTACCGCCGTCTCAGGCGCCTCCAGCCAGTACACGCCGCTGGTCGTGAGTGGGTCGAGTGCCGCGAGGATCGCAAAGCGCACAATCGTGATGCTATCGAGGATCGGCGCGATCGTCACTTGATCAGCTCCGCCAGCTCGCGCGCAAAAAACGGCAGCGGGTTGGTATGCCGCCATGCCGGCGTCAAGAATGGCTG